ATGGCAGCCATTGTGTCAACAACGCTAAGCGCATTGTTATTCACATCAGTGAACGCGACTCCAAATTCCTCTTCAAGTTCTTTCGCTGTCGTCGCGCTTAGTGTTGATATTCGACGAAAGGCTGTTCCGGCAACACTGCCTTTCAGACCTGATTGCGCCAGAGTACCCATCACTGCCGCAACTTCATCAACTTCCATTCCCAGAGTCGAAGCCCCCTGAGCTGCAAACTTCCAGCCTTCCGCGAGATCTTCCACGCTTGTCAGAGTGCTGTTTGCGGTTGTTGTAAAAATGTCAGCAATACGACTCGCCTCGCTCGCCTCTTTCCCAAAAATCTCCATCGTCGAGGACATCAATTCAGCGCCCAGCGTAGCATCCGTTCCAGTTGCGCGAGCCAGAGCCATGACGCTTTCGACCATGCCGTCAATTTCTTCGGGGTTAAAACCACCCTGACCCAGAGTGGCCATCATGTCCGCGACTTCCGTTGCCGTAAATGATGTTGTCCTGCCCAGGTCTTTTGCCTTTACCCTTAGATTTTCGAGCTGCTGCTCACTGGCTTCTGCTCTCACTCCTGCCGTCCGCAGTGCATGGTCGAAGTCCATGTTTTTTTTGATTGCCGCGCCGGTGGCAATGGCTAACGCCCCACCCAGTACTTTTCCAAACTGAACCACCTTGCCGAGGGTTTTCGTGATCGCAGCCCCGACTAACCCAAATGCTGTCTTACCTGATCGGCCAAACCCGGTGAAACTTTTTTTTGATCCAGCGCCAAAAGTCTTGATCGTCCCGGTCGCTTTCATCAAATCTTTTCGCAAACCCATTGAGTTTGCGGTCAGCCTGATCACCATGTCGCCAGCGAATGCCATCTCAAAGTCCCTTCGTTTTCATTTCTGCGACATTGCTAAGCTGAGCAATCGCCTCAGAGGCGGAGAACTCTGATTCACTAATCCACGGCATGCACATTTTTCGGATAGCTTTGCTGTTTTCTTTTTCAACACCAAAATACGACGATAGCATCCAGGCAATAAACCCGAGCATTCGCGAGGAATGATCCAGAGGCATGACGAGGTCATACGCACCAAGTTTCTCGAACTGATCTGCCGACATGGATTCCATTAATTCATCAGGGTCAAGATGACCGACAAGTCGCGCAAGCTCATGCGCTAATTGTCCTCGTCGGTCAGTTCTGAGTTTCCCGCCATTGCTTCGACATCTTCATTAGCCATGCCGCATAACCGCTGAGCCACATCAACGATTTTCTCAATGATCATGGCAGACTGCGCCCCAATCGCCCCGACATCTTCCTGGGTGAAAAGCTTATTTCCCTGCTCATCACAGACGCATGCAACTATCAACCGTTCGCGAATTTCCTGCGTTTTTCGCTTATTGCGTTTACCGCTGGCCAGCGAAAACTGCCGCTCAAAACGTGAGCGGTCAGCAGCTGTCATCCCCTTCACCCAGACAGAGCCATCAAGCTCAGGGATGTGGATTTCCTCCATCGGAACAGCGACAGGCTTGAGCAGTGATTCTCGGCTTAGTGACACTATTAACGATCCTTATGAGTGCATGCCCCTGGCAGGACTCACTCTTCTTCATCATCATCTTCTTCGTCTTCTTCTATTTCGTCTTCGAATTCGCGCATCTCTTCCATAATGCGAGTATGAACCTGACGCATCGCTCCCTGCTGCGCCGGGTCCATCTCCTTAACTTTTTCACGGCACTCGTCATCCACGCATTCAGCGTGACCCGCATGCGCCAGCATATACGCCTGGGGATGCTCAATCTCAGTGCCTGCCGGGATAAACCGCGTGCCGTCTTCGATGACGCATATGTCATCAGCAGCAGTAGGCCCAGCCTCCATTATAAAAAGTAGGCGACACTTCATCTCACTCCCCCTCATTTATTAGGTAGGCAATCCTGGGTCACCAGTGATCTTTAGTGTGCTGCTGAATTTAAGACCATCAGTCATAGCTGCTGTAGTTTCCCAACTCACCCCTGCACTTCCAAAAGCCATTGCTGTTGTGCCAGAATCCGCAAAAATAATTTTCCAGTTCTGAGCTGCAGGAGTGGAGACCAGGTCCGAGATTGCTTGGTGGCCTGCTAATGCAGGGTCATAGAAACCCGACAGAGATACCTCCCCACCCTCAGAATATCCAGTCTGGGAATAGGTTTTAAAAGTTCCTGAATCCAGAGTTGTTGTTTCATAAGTCTCGGATTCTCCGCCAGAGTAGCCCACATCTGTTAACTGGGCAACTGCGGTATAAGTAGAAGAAATCTCCTGCTGCAGGACGGTCCCTTTGCTAGCTACTAATGCCATTGCTTTTTCTCCTTATGTTCCCATTACAGGGAGGTTAAATTAACAAGCTTGCAGAAGATCCTGCTACACCCGTCCCACGCGACCCGTGACGATTTTCCTCACAATGCGTTTTTTCATTAATTTGAAGAACTTTTTTTTCATTACTCTTTTTGCAACCTTAGCCGCCGTACCACGGCTCTTCATGTACGCCTTCTGGACCGGCCGGGGCTTTGTGTTCCTGCCCCACATCTTCCCCCTGGATGCGCCAGTCTTTGTGTATCTTTGACCAGTGCCAATGAACCACCAATGAGCGTTTCGTGTCGAGATGCCTTTTCCTGATGTTTGCCCCCCACCACGCACCTGCTTGTCCTGCGGCTTTCCGGCCTTACCACCGACCTTCGCCCAAACTACATCAGGGTCTGAAGATCTCTTAAACGCTGCACCAGTGGTAGCACGCACGCTTGTTAGATTGTTACCAGGCTTGGTAACTCCTGTTCTAATATTATTCCTGATCGCCTTTTTCAAAACCTGAATGTATGCCCTCATACCTGCCTTCACTGCAGGTCGGGCTACTGCCTTGCTGATTATATTGAGGTTTTTTATTGTCTGATTAACACCCTCAATATCGACCTTGATGTTCCAGTATCCCTTTCCCCTAGCCACGTAGCTCGTCTCCTGCCAGGTCAAAACCAGTCGGCTGGCTGACTTCATAGGCGGAAGCTCCATCCTTTCGACTGCGAATCTGATACGTAGTCCTGCTTGTATCAGCCCAGTCCCATTCCGTTTCACCCACGTCCATCGCTTCAACAGACCAGGTGTATGTTGTTCCGTCAATCACCCTGACAATGATGTCGCCACTGGCTGGAACAAGGCCAGCAAGATCTGAAACCTTGATCAGCCAGTCAGCAACTTCGACAACCTGTTCAGTGTCACCGATATCGATATTAGATTTACCAGTACCAGCCTGAACAGCATTGCTAATTGTCAGCGTCGTCGCACCCTGAGTATACGTGACAGACGACCCGGCTACAGTCCGGATCGCTGTCATGCTTGCCTGTAAAGCTTTCTCAAAGTGTGATGACATTTAAAACCTATTAAGCCTCAACGGCCTCGGTCTGCACGATTGCGTCAGTCGTTATAATTGGAACCCCAAATGCTTCCGTTGGAAATGGACTGGGGGCACCCGTTATATTTGTCGCAGTTCGTGACTGCTGCAAGTCCTTCAAACTAGTCCTGTTGCAGATCATTATGTCCGGTCCCATGCCACTTGGAAACTCGCTCAACAGTGAACTGATGAGGTCGTCCGTTAGTGGTTTAGAGTCCGTCGCATTGTTGATATTGCAAATACGACCTGCTGAGTACTTTCCGCCCATTTGCAGGCCAATCAGCATGCTGGCAGGCGTGTAGTAAACAGGATAATTGGCATCATTTGCTTCAGTGACTATTGTGTCACCAAGGGTAATGCCACGAGAAAATGGAGTCACCATTTTCACATCATTAAAACCGGTTCTGAACGCCCACAATGACGACATCTTACTGGATGTTGATCCAGCAGCGGTGACAACCATGTCATCAGCCAGAGCATCATAGTTCGTGTTTGTCAGGAAACCTGCAAACCCGGCTGAATCCCCTGGTGACGTGGTTGAATAAATAATCTGCTGCTCGACCTTGAATAGTGCTGCGGCGAGATGCCGAACACCCTCACGAGCGATCAGATCTTCCGGC